CACAGGGCGTTGCAGGGCCGTATTTTGGCGTTTCTGGGGCTAGTCAAACCCGAACTTGCCGTGTACCAGTTTCGTAACTTTTGGTTTGCCCTGGTTATCTGCAGCTTTTTGGATAACTGGGATCAACTTGGACGCTGCCGCTTGGACATACCACGGTTGATCCTTTAATTCTTCAGTCATACTATGCAACAACGAAAGCTGAGAGCCTTCCTCCGTATCGCCCAATTTCTTGGCAGCATTCCCCATAGCACCGTTCCAAAAGTCTATGGCGCTCTTTCTCGCTTGAGGGATCATGAACTCCTCGAAGTCGACCAGGGCCTGCTCACGGATTTGGTTAGTGATCACCGAAAGGCTAGCTAACAAAGTTTCGTTTGACTCTTCTGACATTAACCAGGTCTCAATCTTTTTTTGAGTTCTTAGCGGAATCCAGTAAGTATAGATCAACAAGTAAAGTCCAAAGCTCAAGGCCCAAACAAGAGCGAATAGTGCGTCGGTCATCTACCACCAGAAACCAACCACAGTGCAAACTTTGTTAATCCTGTGAGTACTTGTTCAGCTGCGTCTTCTACGTCTTCTTCTGTCGAAATTTGTTTAACTACATTTCCCACTAAACCTATACCTTTGTCAACTACTGGTTTTATTTCTTCCGCAGAATTATAAAACGAACCTAGGACAATTCCACTTGGCAAATTTAGATCTACTGTTGGGGTTAATTCAGCCAAAGCGAAAAGATTGGATAACCAATCAACGGTTTTATTTGTCTTGGCTAAAACAATCCAGGCTGTAGCCAATATTATTGGTGCGAGTATAGGTGCCATCACCCTGGCTACTGCTTCCCAAGGAAATTTGTCAATATCTAAATCTATTTTCTGAGTCATTAACCAATTTGCCTAATTCCTTCGAGTACCATTATTGCAGCCAGGAGAAAACGCATAAGGAGCTGCTCCAGGTTATAATCCTCGTACATTAACCTCTATAGATCCTACCAGTTATTCCAGCTGACATATTAGAATTATTACCTTGGCATGTTATTTTAACTTCTGTATAGGGTGGAATAATAATATTAACTTTAACTGGTTGCTGACTATAAATGGTGGCGGCATTACCCACGGTGAAATTTAATAGGGTATTGCCTCCAAAGTAAATATCAAATTTTAAGTCAATATTGCTGGTTTCATTATACATAAACTCAGTTTGTCCCACTAGGTAATAATTACCCGTTGTGAATTCTAGGTAGGTGGTTTCGTTGGTACTATCTGAATCTTTAGTATTGTAAGCGTAAGCGTGATTGCCTACTAACTCTAATGATTCACTAGTTCCGGTAAAGCTGTTGCTACTACCTACCGGAGGTGCACCGCCTATTGGAGTCATCTAAGGATCCTAAGCTGAGTACGTTATTGATACTGCTACGTCTACTGTTTCTGCTGTTGTGCAACTTACCGAGAAGTCAATCTGGTTACCAGCTATGATATCAAAGATACCTGCAGAGTTCTCAACGACAACGGGCATTCCGCTGTTACCGTCAAGTGGTCCTGCTGCCTGGTTACTCCAGGAAGGTCCTGCGAATATCTGCTGTACTGATACACCATCTCCTGCAAACTTGAAAACACTTACACCATCCGTGGCGCTAGTGTGATCAGGTGAGCATGACATGCTGATCCTTACAACTTTACTCATTCCTTCTGGGTTAGTCGTGCTTTGCGAACTTCCGAGCAACTGACTGATACTGGTAAATGTTCCAGCTGTCAATGCAGATGCTGCGAGAGTGTAGGTTCGTGTTTGTAGTCCTGACATGTTTTTTTATCTCCTTATACTGTTAGGCTAAATATATTTTTAATTCCGCCTATCTTACGGACTTTAAGGGCCTTAGCCGCACCCTTTGCTAGAACGGTACCTACGGCTACCTTAGCAACGTAATTCTGCACAGCTTTAGTTCGGATGTTGGTTGCTAGGTCTTTCAATGCAACTTCCCAAGCTCCTATTTTTGCCTCTGCAATAGGATTACCTGAGCCTCCACCGGCAGTGGTTAACAATGCGCTACCGATTAGTACTGCAGCGCCCGTATCTACTATGTTTAGATCAAAGTTCTTTCTCATTTTTCTCCTGGTATTGCCAGTGTAAGCTCTTCGAGCGGTTTTACGCCGCATTCCTTTCCTGGTTGATCGCTTACGAGAGGTATCATAGGATTTTTTGCTGATGAGCTTGCCATCTCTAAAGTACATCCGGCGACCATTGGCTCCTTTCCTGGTGTAAAGCCCCACTGGCATATACTCAGATATGAGTAACACTATTAAAGCTGATGGGAAGTGTATCTTCCGCGTTACTTATTTTTGGGTATAATGGGACTTCTTTTATACCAGAACTTACTGGTTTACTGATGAGCTTGAAGAATACAAAGAAGTATAGCCTCGGCACACCATCTTTGATGCGTGGCCTCGATAAGGGTCAGGAATGCGAAGTAAAATTCCTCACTGATCCTAAGCCTGTGGAAACAGAGCACGGTAGTAAGTTTGACATTCAGGTACTCCTACTATCCCACCCTCATCCTGACTATTCTTCTCTTGATAAGAAAGGAAAGAGACTTACCTGGAGAACCAACTGTCACGTTGTAAGAGTTACCATTGCGGATCTCTTTGCTAATGAAGTTGAGGACTTCCAAAAGGATTGGTATGAGCTTACCTGGACAATCTCCTGTAGAGAAGATGGTAACATATGGGTGGAGGCATAATGAAACGCCGCTGTAATATTTGTCTACGCAACGTAGATCACTTGCGCACTGATAAGTTTAATGATCACTTGACAATTTGTTATGACTGTCAAAAAGTTATTACGAATCTGTAAACAAAACCTTTTAGACGCGTACTAGAAGAAAGGGGCGAAAACTATGCTTTACAACCAAAATCCGTTAAAGAGACAAGAAGGACTAGAGGATGTGGTGGGGTAGCATAGGGTATAAAAGGCGAGTTTGGGCCGTCACAGGGCGTTGCAGGGCCGTATTTTGGCGTTTCTGGGGCTAGTCAAACCCGAACTTGCCGTGTACCAGTTTCGTAACTTTTGGTTTGCCCTGGTTATCTGCAGCTTTTTGGATAACTGGGATCAACTTGGACGCTGCCGCTTG